CCAGGGCTCATTTACGGATGAGCTCCCCGGTGAAGTCCTTTTTCCTGTTGTGCATTGTGGTGATGAATTGAGGCAACTCTATTCTGATCCCAAGCCGCCGAGATATAGCGCTAAGCGCAAGCTTAAAAAGTTATTTGGTAGGCCAAGCAGCTCACCACTGCTAGCTGAACCTATCACGGAAAACAACGTAAGAGGAGTGACACAGATGATCTTCTCTAAAGATACTTTGTGGGAGCGTATGAAGTCCAAACTCCCATGGAATAAATTTAGAGTTAAGAACCCTCTCACAGAAGCACGATTCACTAGTAACTTTAGTGAACAAGCTGTCCTAGCTGAGATGGATGATTATGTAGACGGTGTCGCGAACGACGTAGATCCATTGGAGGTGATCGTCGTAGGTGAAGGGAAAGAAGCGTCCAGCTACACGCGTATACGCCCAAATATGAGGGGTTTGTTGGTTAGGCAAGTGGTGATGGAGTTGAGGGAAAAATTTCCCTTTGACACTACACCCTACACCGAAGCTAACTACTCTTGCATTCATGCATATACTCTTAGAGTAATGATGGAGAGACATGTTCGACTTGTAGACAGATCAAGAGTCCATGACGAAATAGTAGACAGATATTTCGAGCCCACTCTCACTGACATTCGAAGATATGAGCGTAAGGCAACTGCTTCTCGTAGACAGCTCATGGAGCATTTGGACCAGAGGGTGGCAGCCTCTCGGTTCCAGGGTTTAATTGGAATGGGTGTTTCACCCATTTCAACTAGACCCAAAAAGTCACCCTGCCAAGCCCCATGCTATGTTAGGGATGTCAGGGTTGGGAACCGACATCCGCATGGGTTGCTTTACAAACAATATTCACAACTTGTACCAGGCTGCCATTGGCAGAGTCTTGTATAGGTTATGGCAAGGTGAATATCGACTAACAGAGTCCCTGGTAGCTAAAGAAGGAGTTTTTCTCGAACTAGTCGATTCTTTTTATACAGCGATTTTGGAACTTCTACCGGAAGCCTCCCCCATCCCCGAGAAAGATTTTCCCGGGTTGTATGGAGGACGAAAAAGGAGAAACTACGAAAAGGCGCTAGATGAACTGAATAGGACTGGTTTGCTTTCAAAACATGCCGACATAAGGATGTTTTTGAAAGGCGAAAAGGATGAACGAGAACTTAAGCCAGGTCGCATACCAAGGGCCATTTCCCCTTCACATTTCCCTTACTTACTTAAAACTGGTTGTTACGTCAAACCAATCGAACATAAAATTTATTCAGAGGTCCTGCAAAGGCTCTTTACATTTTTCGTGGTGTCGAAAGGTCTGAATTATCGTAAGACAGGCCAACTATTTGAAGATGCGTACGCCAAGTATAAGAATCCCT